CCACAGTTACGCGAAGCTGCCCAGAGCCGCTCGCCACGTTGACACGCACGGCGCGCATCAAGGTCGTGGTGAAGTGCGTCTGGTCAGTCGATGCACTGGTGAACGCGCCACCGGCAGCCGGGTGCGCAACTGCAAGGCAGTCAGCGGCCGGCAGGTTGAACACGTCCTCGTTGGTGTACTGCACGCTGTAGGTGGCGCTGCCGCTGGCGAGGATGTTCGCCGAGATGGTCGTCACCTGATTGGGGACGTAAATATCGAGTGGCCACCAGTCGCCGTTGCCGATACCCACAGCCGCACCGCCTGCGTCAACCACTTCGGTCGTGAAGGTCGTGGCGGTCGCAACGGTGATGCTGGTAACGGTCTTGAAGGTCTTGGTGCCGGTGACGGTGTTGTTGTTTGGCCCGACGATGGCTTCCGTCTGATACACGCCGTTAGCGTCTGTGCCGATCACCGTGAACGTCACGGTCGAAAGGTTGCTGGTGCTGGTGAACGTGACTGCGGTCGGGAACGGGAACGTAGCCACACCACCCGAGGTGTAGGCACCGTCGAGAGTGAGAGCGACGTTGTTTACCGGGGTTTCGGCCGTGACAACGCCATTCGGGTCGGCCGTCTCGATGTTATAGGTCTGCTGGATGGGGCGCATTGGCGTGTCCTTCTATGACAGGAGACAGGCCGGGCGCACTTCCATTCGCCCAGCCTGCCCCCATACCGATTACGCGAGGGTGCAACCGTAGTTGCTGATGATCATCCAGCCGAGGGTGGTCAGATACTGAAGGACAATCGTGTCGCCCACGTCGTTGAACGCGATGGTGTTGTAGCCGGTCTTGGTGGTCGGGGTCAGGGTGCCTTCGCCGCCGTCAACAACCATGATGATGGTCAGGATTTGGCCGTTCGCGCCGTTGGCCAGCGTCAAGGCGTCAGTGCCAGTCGTGGTCAGGCGGACGGTGCCCGACGTGATCGGCACAGCGCCAGCGCCTGAGCGCGTGGTGACAGTACCAAATACGCGGCCGGTCAGGTCGCCCGTGACGTTGCCCGTCACGTTGCCAGTGATGTTGCCAGTGATGTTGCCGATGAAGCCGTTGGTCGAGGTTACCGGACCGGAGAAAGTAGTCGAGCCCATGCTCTATCCTTTATGCACAAGTTGCTCGCCAGTCTGTGCACCGTCCGCTGGGCCGGTCTGACGAGCTGGTTTGTCCCAGATCATCGATGGTATAACACATAGCTTTGTGCCTTGGCTAGTAGCGCATCGTCGTCGTTGAAGAGGCCGATGGCAGTGTTGCAGGCAGAGCAAAGCAGCGCCCGGACAGCGCCTGTGACGTGATCGTGGTCAACGGCGAGGTCCTTCGTCTTGCCTGACAGGCCGTCCGCCGTTCTTTCAGGCTGGCTACAGATAGCGCACACGCCGCCCTGCGCGCGCAGCATCTCTTGATAGCGCACGGCGTCAACGCCAGCGGCTTGCCACTTGCGCTGCTTGATGTAGTGGGCGTGGCATAGGCCCTTAGCGTAGGCGTGGTTGCTGCAGGCCTCAACAGCGCAAGGCGTGTGCGGCTTTTTGCGGTCGGTACGGTTGACGTGCCCATGGCGCAGCTTGCGCTGGTAGTGCTTCTTGCACAGCCCGTGCGCCTTCACCGGCTCCGCGCAGTCTTCCACAACGCACTCGTCAGGCTTTTCATGGACGCGGCTGCGGATCGGGCCGACAGGCGTGATGCCGCGCTTGAATTGCATGTAGTGCGTCTGGCAGTAGCCGCGCGCTTTGTGCGGCCGGTCGCAACCGGCCATCGTGCAAACGTCATGTTCTTTACGCATAAAAAGACCCCCATCGGTTCGTAGGATGTGTATCCTAGTCACCGATGGAGGCTTTTACAAGGGGTTTTTAAACCCTTGTTTTACAAGGGCTTAGACGCCCGGTGTGCCAAACACACCGCGCGGATCCGTCCAACCAAATGCGTAGCGTTCGGTTGCCTTATAGCGCATGCTGTCGGTTTCGAAGTCGCCTTCCATGGACTTTTCCAGACCACGGCGGGTTGCGAGCTTCAGACCTTCCGGCGCATCAGTCTGCACCCACCATGCGGTGGCCGAGGTGATACGCGACAGGTTCGCCTGACCTTCTGCCAGCAAATTCATAGACTTAACTGGGTTGATGTCATTGTCGGCGGTACCAGCACGCAGCACGCTCTTCAGCAGAACTTCGGCTTGGAAGACGTTCGAAGGACCGGTGACGATCTTCTTCGGCGTCAGGCGGATACGCTTGCCGTTGTTGTCAACGGCGTTGCGGATTTGGATCAGCAACTGCTCAAGCGAGGTCTGCGACAGGGCCGCAGCGGTGTTGAGCTGGTTGCTGAACGTGGCACCGTTTGCCAGCGGGTGATCCGTGGCAACGAGGGACTTGCCGTCGCCGCCGACATACGAACCGTTGAAAGCGCGGTTCAGGATGTTGGCACCGAGGGTTTCCTTCGTCTCGATCAGCGACTGTGCGAGGTGACGCGCATAGGTCTGACCGATACGGATGTGATCGCCGTCTTCCACGAGGACCTTGGTCAGGGCGAAAGCCAGACCGTAGACCTTGTAGACGTAGCGCTGGATGAAGAGCACACCACCGGACTGGTAGGTGACCGGCATGCCGTCTGGCAGTTCCGGCGCAGCGCCGAAGCCGTACAGAACGGGCTCTTCATGGTAGTTGCGAGGGATGCCCTTAAAGGTCTTGAAGACCTGAGCATACTCGTCCGCCCGCTGGTCGTAGATGCCGTTGAACTCTTCGTTCAGGATCGGTTCGACAATAGAGCGGAAATCAGTTGAACGCATCGGCGTAGCCATGGTTCAAGCCCTCCTTAGATGGCGGCCACATCAGCGACGAACTGGTGTTCGCTGATCTGGACATTGACGGTGAGGAAAGCATCCGTGGCGGTATCTTCGACAGCGTCGCTGAGACCGACAAGACGGACAGAGGCGTTCGCGGCGGCCGATGAAACATCGAGAGCAGCCGACGACAACCCGGTCACGGTGTTACCCACGAGCGTGTTGGCGAAGTTGTACTGCTTGCCGATGTCAGCGCTCGTGACGTTGGCGTTCGTCTGCACTTCGTAGACGATTGCCGGGTCAGACGTGACATAGGCGGTGATGGTCGTGGCGGCAGTGGACGCAGTCCACTTGTTGCTCACGCGATAGCGACCGTCGCTATCGGTGAACTCCACACCCTGAAAGGTGCCGATGAAGGCTTCGCCCGTTGCCGCAGCAACGATAGTGCCTTCAGTCTGGCCACCGCCAGTGGAGGGAGCAATCCGAACCGGCTGGTTCTGGAAGATGTTCACTGCGTACCCAGTCGCGATGGTGTAAGCCACCGGACGGATCGTACCCGAGGGGTGCGATGAAGGACGCAGGCCGAACGGCTGGGCAGTCGTAGTCATAGCCATTTACCTCATGATGAGTGGAAATCCCGCCATCAGTCAAAAATGCCTCTGGCAGGGGCGTAGTTACCGATTTCCTGCATTGCGTCGCTTTCGATCAGCCTGCCACCGGAACGCTCGGCCTGATCGCGCATAAGCTGCGCGGTGTCCTCGAGCTTCTCCTCCTCACGCAACGGTGCGTCGTGGTGAGCCTCCTGCATGTACCTGAGATACAGGGACATGGGCAGCTTAGCCGCGATCATCTCGTTGACCATTACACAGCCGACATAATCACCCGTCTTCTGGATGATCAGGTCCATGCCCGGCACGTCCTCGGCGCGGATCAATTCATAACCCATGCGCGAGCGTGACTGGATGGTGTCGCCTGTGTTGGCCGTCGTGAGCCAGCAGACATGATAACCCGGAATGTCGGGCAAGTTCGGAAGTCGGTCGTTGTACAGTTGCATTCGGAACATTTCGAGCCGTTCGTCCTCGGTGTACGCGCGGTTCTCTGTCGCCAAGCGATCAGTGTGCCCACGGGTGCGACGGCTATCGCCCAGTTCCTTTTTAAGGCGATCATCCATACGGGGTTCGTTCATTAGCTCTCTCCTTTTCAGCGAGCTGATCGTTCACGGTCGTAGGCTTGATACGCCTTGAGCTGAGCCGCCCGGAGAACCGGATCGTCCCATTTGCCCGCCTCGATCATAGCAGCCTTCCGCTCGGGTGTCACTACCACTTCATTTCGCGTGCGAGTGGGCGTGTGTTCGCGCGTGTTGCCGGTCGGCGGAGCCTTGCGGCGCGGCGTGCGGCCCTGCGCCGGGGCGTCGTCGTCACTGATGCGGGCGGCCACGCGGCGCGTCAGCTCGTGCCAGTACTCCTCGGACGCCGGGTTCCAGCCCTCCGCCGCCAGCGAATTGTCGATGGCCTTGGTGATGGCGCTGTCCTCGTCGCGGCCCTGCGGGTTATACCACTGGTTCGCATCCATCCACTGCTTGGCGTAGTCCACGACGCGCGGGTCGGCCCGTGGCACGGTCGCCTGCTGCGCCTGCTGCCGCGTCTGCTGATGCTCGTTGACCAGTTGCTCCGCACGCTTCTTAGCCTCGTCGCGGATGCGCTCGGCCTGCAGCATGTCAGCGCCGTTGCCGGCCTCGATGGCGCGCACCATGATCTGCTCGGCCTGCTGCGCTTCGTACAGGGCCTGCTGGTAGCGCTGCTCGATGGTCATGGCCTGCTGGGCGTAGGTCTTGCCCTCGATGGCCTGCACGCGGCTGACCAAGTCGGCGTTCTGCTGGCGCAGAAGCTCGATCTCGCGCTTGGCGTTGTCGCGGGCGCGCTTCTGCAGCTCGCGGCGCTTGCGGCGATCACGGCCGTGCTTGTTCGTGATCTCGTCCTCGCTGTCGTCTTCGGACATGGCGAGGCGCTCTTCGTCCTCCTCCTCTTCCTCCTCGGCGACGGCCTCTTCTTCCTTTGCGACGGGGAAGTTCTCGTCCTCCGTCTCGATGATGACGAGTTCTTCGTCGTCCTTCTCTTCGAAAATGTCTGCCACGTGATCGGCTCCTTTCAGCCTTATGGATTACACATAGGACTTCATCGCGAGCGGATCGCCCGTGACGCGGCCTATGAGGTCCAGATCGTTGAAGATTACGAAGATGACCTCTTGGTCATCGTCGATACGCACTGTCCACTTGTCGCCGCCGTACTTGGGGACGCGGACGTAGTCCCCCGCCTCGCACCACGAGCCCTCGGGCCATGGCTGCTGCGTGTTGCGGTTCTTGAAGGCGAGATCGCCGACGGCCACGACCTTGGCCACTTGCGTGTTCCAAGTCTCGGTGTCCTTGATGTCGCCCGTCAGGATGATGCCGCCGGCCGTCTTCTGCTTGGCCAGACGTATCTGGCACAGGACGCGGCTGCCGAACGGCGTTACGCCCGGATCAATGGCCGGGAAGGCCTCTTCGAGGCTGCCATACGCAAATTGCACTTTGTTCAGAACGTAGTCTTGCACGGGTGCTCCTCCGCTCAAGGGGGTTAAAGGTCAAAGGCCTTTCGCTCGCTCTCCGCCACCGTGTCGATCAACGCGGTTTTGGCCAGCTCAAGGCCCGCGTACATGCCGACCACTTTTCCATACTCGAAAAGGTCTCGGCCTTGAGGCTGCTGCAGCGCATCGCGTGCCAACTCGGCCTGCGATTGCTCCAGTCGCTGCAGCAGGGTCTCAATTCTCATGCAGGTGTCTTAGGCATCGACGGCACCTTGGGCATCTCGCCCATGGCCATCCGCTTGTGCTGCTTGACGCCCTCGCCCCTCTGGGCAACGTCGTTTGTGTTAGGTTTATCGCCTTTAGCCATCACGGCCTCCTTACGGTTGCGGGTTGATGCCTGTGCCCGTGGACACGTCAAACCTCTCGCCCGAGGCTATTTCCGCTGCGGCGAGTTGCATCGCGGTTTGATTGTCCTGCAGGTTCATGGCCATGCGCGCGTCCAGCTCGGCCTTCTTGCGCTGGTCTTCGCGGTCCTGCTTCATCTGCTCAAGCTGCATGTCGATCTGCGCCTTGGCGGCCTCAAGCTGCATGCGCTGCTGCTCAAGCTGGCCGTCGGCCTGCATCTTCTGTCCCTCGATCTGGGCGCGCTGCTGGTCGCGCTGCAGGTCGGCCTGCATCTTGGCCTGCTCAAGCTGCATGTTGGCCTGCATCTTGACCTGCTCCATCTGCATGTTGGCCTGCATCTTCTGGCCCTCGATCTGGGCGCGCTGCTGGCTGTCCTGCTGCTGGATTTGCATCTTCTGCTGCTCGATGGCCAGACGCGGGTCCTGCGGCATGCCGGGCTGCTGCAACTGCTGGATGATCTGCTGCACCTGCTGGATGACGGGCGGCAGCGATGCGAAGACGCCGGTCGCCTGCTCGACGACGCTCTGCGACGCCTCGGCCAGCATGCGGTCGAACGCCTGCCGCGCCTCGGGCGTCTTCAGTTCCTTCATCGTCTTGGTGACATCCTCGCCCGCCTCTTCCTCGGCCAGTTCCAGCACCGACGAGACGTACCACAGGGCGATGTGCTCCTTCAGATGGTTCAGCATAATCGGCAGGTAGACCGGCGCGATCAGCGCGTTCTGGCCCAGCGCCGGGTTCATCATGTACGCGAGGTGCGTCTTGAGGTGGGCAATGTGGTCCTGCGCCGGGAAGGCCACGACCGGCCGACCCATCGAGGCCGACAGGTTCTCGTTGACCGCGTTCTGCTCCTTGGGTGTCGTCGGCGGCAGCAGGAGCTTCTCGGCGTTAGGGATTTTCAGCGTGTCGAGGATGCGCTCCTCGACGGCGCGCTGGTCGTAGAGCTGCGGCAGCGCGGCCGCGCGCTGGGCGACCGCCTGCACCTGTGCAAAGCGCTGCGCCTCGCTGAAGATGTTCGGGTCGGACACCGGCACCACGTCGAGCGGACCCTCGAAGTCCTCGCGCGTGGCCAGTTGCTCGCCGATCTCCTCCTTGATGTCCTCGTCCTCAAGGTACATCGCGTTGAGGCGGTGCAGGATGCCGAGCAGCTTTTGCATGCTGTTGTGCATGCGGGCGTGGATGGCGCTGAACACGACCATGCCCTGCTCGATCTTGGCCAGCGTCGTGCCGACCGGCGCGTTCGGATTGCCGTCCGCGATGTCCTCCATGCTGGTGCGGATGACCCCCTTGCCGGCATCGACGAGGAAGCCGAGCAGCGAGAACAGCACCGGAGACGGCTGGTTGTACGGCAGCGGCATGATCAACTTGCGGATGTCGTCCGCCGCCAGACCGCCCTCGATCTCCATCACCTGCGTCGGCTGTATCTCAAGCGACTGGCCGCCCTTGCTGCCGCCTTTGAGCTTCAGCATGGTCTGGCTGTTGCTGATGTGCGCGCTGTCGAGCAGGGCGCGCAGTGCGCCCGTCGCGGCGGCCGAGATGCCGCCGACCATGTGCGGCAGGCCGATGGGGTACGCGCCGCGCCACGGGATGAACGGGAACTCGACGAACCACTGCAGCTCTTCCTGCGCCTCGTCCAGCTCGTCCCAGTTGCGGTAGATCGAGAGCACCTTGCTGGTGACCTT